CAAACGCTGATGGAATCGTACTTTCCGACGACCTTCCGACAGTGCAGTTAAAGTATAATGCAGGAGATGTTCTGGTAGTAAATGGATTGTTGCTACACAAGGCTGATAAAAATATGCATCCAACTCGATGGAGGCGTACAATATACGCGGTTTATATCAAGGAGAAGGAGCCTTTTTGGCCAGGATGGACCGCGCAAAGAAAACTTCTAGAAAGATATGATTCTCCGAATTATAACAAAGGATAAAAATTGAAGAGAGCAGTTATTACAGGAATCACAGGTATGGTTGGTTCTCATCTGGCAGATTATCTGCTTGAGAACACAGATTGGGAAGTGTATGGACTGGTTCGATGGAATGACAAGATGGATAACATTGAACACCTCATGCCACTAATCAATAACAAAGAAAGAATTCATCTTTTAAATGCGGATATTAATGATCTGGCTTCGCTATTAACTTGCTTTAAGGAGTCAAATCCGGACTATGTTTTTCATTTAGCTGCACAAAGCTACCCAAAAACAAGCTTTACCGCACCTCTTGAGACATTAGAAACAAATATCCTTGGTACGGCGAAAGTCCTCGAAGCAATAAGAGTATTAAAGCAAGATCCGGTGGTACACGTATGTGCGTCTTCGGAAGTTTTCGGTCGAGTGCCAAAAGAATTTTTACCAATTCACGAGGATATAACTTTTCATCCTGCCTCTCCCTATGCGATTTCAAAAGTAGGAACAGATCTTGTTGGTAGATTTTATGGAGAGGCTTATGGCATGACTGTGATAACGACTCGAATGTTTACCCATACGGGTCCACGAAGAGGGGATGTGTTTGCTGAATCAACGTTTGCAAAGCAAATTGCCATGATTGAAAAGGGCCTCCAAGAACCAGTTGTTAAAGTAGGAAATTTGGAATCTCTTAGAACTTGGTCCGATGTTAGAGATGCTGTTAGGGCTTATTACCTGCTGGTCACGCAGGATCCGAAAGCCGGAGAGTATTACAATATTGGTGGATCGTTTACTTGCACTATCAGGGAGATGTTGGATCATTTAATATCTCTATCAACAGTTAAGGATATTAAAGTTGAGACCGATCCTGAAAGACTACGGCCAATCGATGCAGATTTGCAAGTGCCCGATACGACGAAATTCAAGTCGCACACTGGATGGGAACCAGAAATATCTTTTGAAAGAACTATGTTGGATCTGTTAAACTATTGGAGAGAGCAAGTTAATTCTGGCCAAAGGTTTTTGTCTAGATAAGGACGGACAGATGTCTATTTTAGTTATTGGAGAAAGTTGTCTCGATGTGTTTAGGTATGGTGAGTGTAACCGGATGTGCCCGGAAGCTCCTGTGCCAGTGTTTAACCCTATAGAAACCACAGAAAACGGGGGGATGGCAACTAATGTCTATACAAATCTTATTAGTATGAAATCGGAAGCAGATATTCTTACTAATGAAAATTATAATTCTATTAAGAAAATAAGATTTATAGATCATAGGACCAATCATATGTTTATGCGCCTCGATGAGAGGGATGGGGACTATGGTACGTGTCCGGTTGAGGACATAGACTTCGATAAATATGAAGCTATAATAGTATCTGATTACAACAAAGGATACCTTTCGGAAGAGCATATAAATTATATTGGTAGATCCCACGATAGTGTCTTTCTAGACACGAAAAAAATACTGGGGGATTGGTGTGAGAGCGTAAAATTTATTAAATTTAATAGCGCAGAATACGAAAGGTCTAAACCATATATAAACAGGACTATTGAAGAGAAGCTTATTGTAACTCTTGGCCCCCAGGGCGCTCGGCATAATGGCACGATCTACTCGGTGCCCAAAGTAGATATCAAGGACACCTCCGGAGCAGGAGACACCTTTGTAGCTGCGCTTGTTAGCGAATATATAGATAGCAAAGACATAGGCAAAGCTATAGAATATGCAAATAGGTGCTCAACTGTTGTAGTTCAAAAGAAAGGGGTTGCAACTATATGGTGATTTGGACAAATGGTTGTTACGATGTTTTACACAGAGGGCACGTTGAATTATTTAAATACGCGGCATCTTTAGGCACAAAATTGATAGTTGGAATAGACACTGACGAAAGAGTCGCCGCCGCCAAAGGCCCTAGCAGGCCTTTTAATAATTTAGAAGACAGAAAGTTTCTTCTACAGTCCATTCGCTATATAGACGAAGTTTATGAGTATTCATCTGACGCAGAATTAGAAAATCTATTGGTTGAAAATAATGTTGACACGATGGTGATTGGATCGGACTGGGAAGGAAAAGGTGTTATTGGTGAGAAACTAGTTAAAAATATTAAATTTTTTGATAGAATAGAGGGGTACTCTACAACGAAGGTTTTAGAAAATGGTATACGTAGTTGACATAGATGGGACTATTTGTAGCTCTACAGTAAGCGGAGACTACGAAGACTCAGCACCGTACATGCATAGAATAGAAAAAATCAATTCTTTGTATGAAGATGGGCACACCATAATATACTTCACCGCAAGAGGAATGGGAAGACATAACAATAATCCGGTAAGAGCCGTTCAGGATTTCTATTCTATGACAGAGGTGAGGCTTAGGCAGTGGGGAGCTAAGTATCATGAGCTAATACTTGGGAAACCAGCAGCCGATGTTTATATAGATGATAAAGGGATAGAAGCAAATGAGTTCTTCAACAAATAAAACTCCCCCCATAAAGTTTGTTAAAAAAGGATGGGGATATGAAAAATGGATTGTTAATAAAAAAGAATACTGTGGGAAGCTATTGTTTTTTCTACAAGGCAAAAGATGTTCTTGGCATTACCATGTTTTGAAAGACGAAGTGTTTTATCTACAGTCTGGTAAGATGATGTTATACTATTCTGAAAATGATGATATAACAAAGGCTAAACAACTAATATTAAACCCTGGGGACAATTTTTATGTTTACCCAGGCCTGAGACATCAGATGGTTGCGTTGGAAGATAGCGAACTATATGAATTCTCAACAGAACATTTTGACAGTGACTCGTACAGAGTTATAAAAGGTGATTAGTGAAATTAGTAGTTATAACAGGATGTTTGGGGTTTATTGGCTCTCACGTTACTCGTCTTTGCCTAAATAAGGGCTGGAGAGTGTACGGAATTGACGATCTTACTTATGCGGCCAACAAAGAACTGCTAGAAGAGTTCTACTCGTTTAATAAAAAGGAAGATAACTTTGTTTTTAAGAAAGCAAATATTTGCGATTTAAAATCTATACCCGATTGCGACTATATCATAAATACAGCCGCAGAAACTCACGTTGGTAATAGTATAATCGACAGTGAAGATTTTATTAAAAGCAATATTAATGGAGTTAAGAATATTCTTGATATCATAAAAAGCAAGCCAACAAATGTTGGACAAAGGCCAGTGCTGTTTCACTTTAGCACGGATGAGGTATATGGGGACATTATAAAAGGCGCTCATACTGAGAAAGATCCTCTTAAGCCAAGCAACCCATACTCTGCCTCTAAAGCATCGTCAGATATGCTGATTGAAGCCTGGGCTAGAACTTATGGAATTAATTACGTTATTTTGCGTCCAACTAATAATTATGGTACCCATCAAAACGCAGAAAAGCTAATACCACTTTCAGTCAAACTCTTACAGAGAGGAAAAAAGATACGATTGCACGACAGAGGAGAGCCGTATAGAAACTGGCTACATGCGGAAGATACCGCAAGTGGAGTCATAAGCATTATTGAATCTGGCGTTTTAAACGAGATTTTTAATATCGCTGGAGGATTTGAGCAGAAAAACAAAGAAACCGTTAAAAAAATAATAGAATGTTATTTCTCCCATAGTGTAGATTGGAATGATTATATTGATTTGGACTACGCTAGACCAGGACAGGATGTTAGATATTCGCTGGACGACAGCAAACTAAGGAGCCTGGGTTGGGAGCCGAAAAAGAATTTTGATGAGGAAATAAGTGCTATTGTTTGGCACTATAAAAATAATTTTAAATGGTAAAGGAGAACCAAAATGGCTATTGAAGAAAAGACAAAGCTTTCGGATGAGGCCCTCGGGGCAGTGATGATGTGCTTACAGAAGTGCATTATGGAGCAGAGCGATATTGTACCTATGTTAAAGAATTTAGACTTTACAACTGTGAATGACGAATTGTTTGTACTAAATCCACCAATTGTAAAGTTTGATGTGGAGGAAGTACCAGAGGGCGAAAGCTTAGTAGACGATGCCTAGATACGTTTACAAGTGCAGTGAGTGTGAAGCATCGTTTATGGTGCGCCACTCTATAAGCGATACGGTAGAGGATTGCACAGTTTGTAAGGCTAGCGGCTGTGTGACAAGGACCATATCAAATTTTACAGTAAAAAAGAGCGATGATACTCAAAACAATTCTGAGGTTGGTAGCTTAGTAAAGCGCAGCATAGAAGAATTTCGCTCTGATTTAAAAAGAGACAAGCAAAAGCTTAGAGAGGAAGAGTATGAACCAGGGAACTAAAGCAGCAGTCGCAGTATCGGTACTATTGAATGCCATATTGGTGGCTTTGGTAGTAGGGTTCTTGCCATTTTTGCTTTTTCTCTCTGCTTGCTTGAATCTGCTTGCATTCTTTTATGTCAGAGATCTACTGAGAGAGCTAGCAGTATCTGAAGAAAATATAATAGAAATATCAAGTTCCTTAAGTATGTTTGCAAATCATATTGAAAAGATATATGAGATGGAAACTTTTTACGGAGACACTGTGTTACAAGAACTTTTAGAGCATTCTCAATATGTTGTCGAAGATATTGATAAATATATTTCTATTCAAACAGAGTCTGAACAAGAAATAGAGGAAATAAATTTTGACAGCCAAGAGACGTCGTAGACCAAGAACTACTAATAAGTACTTTACAAAGATACACCAGGAAGCAATAGTTGCATACGCTATTACGGATGACCTGGAGGAAAGAACCAAGCTATACGTAGAACTAATAGAGCCTGCTTTTAGCGAACTGGTCGACAAGATAGTATTCACTTATAAATTTAATAACTTGCCAAATATTGAGTATCTAAAAGAAGATTGTAAGATTTGGCTAACCACTATTTTGGACAAATTCGATCCTGAGAAGGGGTCGAAAGCGTTTTCTTATTTTAGTGTCATTACAAAAAATTGGTTCATCTATAAAGTTAAAAAGAATTCTAAAAACTTAAAAAGAGAAGTAAATTTTGATGATTTATCTAGCGAACTAGAGACGGGCTACCTTTCTGTTCAAAATGAATATTTGAACGAAAGAGAAAAGTATGAATTCTGGCAACATCTTTGGGTAGAGATCGATACTTGGGAAACTTCCAAATTAAAAGAAAACGAGAAAAAGGTTTTAGAGGCAATAAGATTCCTGTTTGATAAAGCAGATGATATAGAAATTTTTAACAAAAAAGCGATTTATTTGTACATAAGGGAAATTACGGGTCTGAATACTAAACAAGTTGTTAATAATCTTAATAAATTAAGAATAAAGTATAGGGCTTTCAAAAAGGACTGGGTTGTAGGAAAAAAATAATTTTTTCCTATTTATTTTACTATGGAAAAAATAGAAGAATATCTAGCTGAATCGGTTACAAACATAAGAAGCGATAGGGCATTAGCCCTAACCTTGCTAACCGACATACTAGAAAAGATACAGCTAGCAGAGATGCACAAGGACCTGGGACCTGTTGCTGCGAAGTATCTAGAGACATTGCAGCGCTCTAACGAACAGTTGGTAAAAGTATCGGCGCTACTCCAGAAGAAGATATCCAGCGGTAAAGACTTATCGTCTTTTGACAAAGACGAAATATTCAAATTAATACAGGCCGAGCCGGATGGAAACTTAGACGGATGACAAGCAAATTAAAACAAAGATTAACAGCGCCCATAAACAATTTACAGAGAAGAAGAGTTGATAAAAGAAAGCTCGACCCTCTCTCTGCAACTGTTTCCGGTAGGTTGGAACAACTCTCTCAAATAGGAAAAGAAAGAGTTAGCGAGCAAGCATCTATACCTTTTAGAGAGAGAGGCGTTTTTAAAGCTTTTGTGCTGGCGGTTTTAAGCCCAGAGAAGAATAAAGTCCATCAGAGCAAGATGGAAAACGAGGTTTTTATGGACCAAGGGGCACCGGCCATAATTTTTAGAATTCCTGAAATGCACGCTTGCCTACCAGCCCCGAGCGACTTAACTACTTTAGATGATAAGGATTCTTTTTTAATTGAAGTTCACCCTGTCGCGCTACCCATGAACGATAGTGTTGTTGCACCAAAGGTTGGTGCTATGGTCGATATTATTTATGAAGACCCCGTTAACATGATAGGCCCTAGATATGTTGGAGCAGTAAAGGGACAAAGTGCAGAAAAGACTAATATGAACGCCTCAAAAGAAGATAAGGCAACAAAAGCGTTTAACTCTAGGTTTTCGGGTGTATCGGTGTCGGATTTTGACGGCGGGATAAATATAGGCGCAAAGATAGCAGATCCGGAGGAAGTGTAATATTATGGCTGGTAGTGAGGAAAATAAGTCAACATCAAGCAACACTGTTTCGCGAGCAGTGGACTATACGGGTTATGTCACAACAGACCCCAGGGCTCAAAAAAGAACCTTAAGAAAAATGCGCAAAGACTATCCTGGTCTCGGCGGGTCTTTCATGCCTGAACCGGAACCAAAATATATTAAAACTGAATCCGAACACGTCATTAAGGGCAAAAACAACTCTTACATAGTTATGGGGAAAGACCGCCCCCAGAGTATTTTTTCTGGTTACGGAGGCGCAGGCAATACGAAATCAAACATGATTGATATAGTTGTTGGCAGAATGGGCTATCTCGCCAAAAGTAAATTTAAAGACGGTAAAAATGCTTATGCTGACAATAATTTTATTTATGACGCTGCTAGAGTTTATATATGTCAAAAAACAAACATAGATACTAATTTCGGACTACAATCATCACCGGGTGCACCAACTCCTATGGACGAAGGTGTCGAGATGCCAAGAGCGGCTATTGGAATGAAGGCGGACGTTATCAGGATAGTGGGAAGAGAAAACATCCGAATTGTTTCTGGATTCGGCGATGGGACTGAATCTACCATGGAAAAAGGTAGAAGAAACTCTCTTGGAGGTCGCGTTATGGACGCTGGAGGTATTGACTTGATTGCCAATAACAATACCAACCTAAGAGGCGTTGATATGTCGGCAGATGTACAACCTCTAGTCAAAGGAAACAATTTGAGGGAATGCATTGACGACCTTTACGAGCAGATAAAAAGCTTGAGTGGGCATTTATCTGAGTTTGTGGTCAGCCAAACAAAGTTTAACAAGCAAACTATAGAGCACACACATAGGTCGCCGTTTTTTAATGGACCCACCAGGCCATCCGAAAGGCTAGAAAACGTAGGAAAAGGAATAAATGCCGTCATGGCCTCATTTTTCCAGAGAAAACTAAAAGCACATCAAGTGGTGATGATGAATAATAACAAAACTTATACTGATGCTCTAATGGGGCAAAAGTATATATGTAGCTATAAGAATCATACCAACTAGGGCATTATAATGAGTACGATAGTAATAGAAGAAGAAGTAGATGCAAGAGATTACGACACGGAGATGTCGGCACTCGATACAGTGCAGGGCGAAGAATTTGTGGATCTGTCTATAGCTGGTGAGCCTTTGAACATTTATGAAATCTTAATACTCATTTGTCAAAGGGGGCAAAATAAAGTGGATGACAGAGGTACGGCGACTCATTTCCATAAAAAAGGCCCAAGCGGCAGAGGCAAACCAGCAAAGGCCAAATATCCTACAGGTCTTAAAGACAACCCTATTAGGTTGAAGGTACACGCTGCTACCGCTGAAATGACAAGACAATTTTTAAGCGTCGCAACCGATAGACGCGTCATTTATGTACCACAGCATGGAGGACTGAGGCCTCATAAAACGTTGGCCAAGGGAGAGGTAGACACGCACGGATCGGGCATAGCTTGGGACCACGGAGACTATAGAAAAATTTCTCCACCTGCGGCACCTACTTTCTTTTACTCCGATAACAACTCTGCTCTTACGACAAGGCAACTTGTTGCAGCAGTCGCGGTCTTATGCGACCAAGGTGTTTTGCCGGAAGGCAGGTTAGGATTTTATGGCACCAAGCATGTCATCAATAACATGCATTATGATTTTCTTTTTTGGAAAAAACAAAATAGTAGTCTTTTTAAAAAGATTGATAATAGAACGATGACGGGCGGATCTGTATCTGGTTGGTATTGGCACAATAAAAAGAAGGTTTTAAGCTTTCCAAAAGCCAACTCTATGCAAGACAATCTACAATGGGTAAAGAAAAATAGACCAAAAAATAAAAGTATAGATGAAATTTTAGATCTTTATTCAACATATTCTAATGTATTACAAGGTAACAAAATAATTACATTAGAAGAATACCTTAGCTACCTGGAAGAGCGAGAAGCAAATGCAAATTCATGGGTGAAAATGAAGAAAATAACCTAAAGGATTATATATTTTATGGCGAAGAAAATAAAAGGTTTGACCATTCCAGTATCGCTCTATTGGACGACTGAAAAGAGTTTTGTTGACAGCGACAACAAGAGAAGGCTTTCCGAAGAGCTACAGAGCATTATAAGAAAAAAAGCTGCTGATATATTAGATTCGGAATACAGCCTATCCCCAGGAGCTTATTTTGATTTATCCAATGGTACCGCGTTCTTGCTCCCCTCAGCTAAAAGCAAAAAGAGCTTTTCTTACCAGCCCGCCACCTCTGAAATGCAAGTTAAGGTTTTCTTACCTTCAAGCAAGGTTAAGAGTTTAGGAATTACTAAGAAATCTGACTTACCTACGACTTATTTGTTTGATTCTACCGATTATCTTATTTTAGTTTTTGATGAGTCGTTTAGCGATAGCTCTCCAATAATGAAAAAGTTTGAAGAGTTTAAGGCCATTTTGAAATCGATGGTAGATACGGCGGACAAGTTTGGTGTAGACCTTTATAAAGAAAAGTATATCCTAGAAAATTTTGACGCTTGGACTTCAGGAGTTAGGGACGACATACAAGAATTTTATAAACAAAAAAAACAAAGTGCCCAACAGACAGGGTTTGCCAGTCTATACGACATGGGTCCGGTTATTCCTATCCTGGGAATAACTTTCCCAAACACAAAAAATATTAACGACTACAGGTCCGAATTGGCCGAGTCGGTTCCTACGCTCGGCCAATTTATGGACACACTACCCGGCCTGGCACCGGGACAGACAGCCCGAAGCCTTAGTGAGGAAGAATCTAAAGAGTTTGAGATTACTCGAAACAGAGAGGTAAATTTAAATAATGATGATTATGTAGCAAAGATTGGTTTTAAAAAAAATCACTTCGGCTTTACTTTCATAAAGAGCATTCCAGAAGATGCGGTTAGATTTGGAGAGGCTGAATTCGAAGCTCAATTTGCTTTGAGCGCAAATCCTTTAAGTGAGGAGGAGTTGAAAGAACTCGAAATCCCGCCCGCGCAGGCTGGAGATGCTGAAACACTTGCCAATAATCAATTATTAAACCCTACTCCAAAAAGAACTCAAAATACTATTGGCGGCGAATATTATCCAACGTTTGTAAATTACATTAGAAACATGAACGAGATAATAAAAGAGTATCCTGCACAAAGTGATGATGTTTATGGAGTGGATAGGCAGGTAGACTTGATGCCGTTCTTGGAGATGTATCACTATCCACAAGACATACCGCTAAAAGACTTAGAAAAGATAGGCAGGTCTTTCGATGAAGCAGAAGAGAATTATAAGACCGCTGCACAAGTAGACACAGAAAACAAAGAGCTACACGTTCTCAACGCGAAAATAGCAGACAAACTTCATAATCAAGTGGTCAACGCACCGTTTACACGACAAGACGCGGCAGACACACTAAAAGAAAATGGCGGCTTGCA